AGCTTGGCCTTCGGGCTTTTAATTCGTTTGGAGGTGTTTATGGGTCTACGGCATACTCCAAAGCCTGGTGAAGTAATTCTTTCGCCGCAACGACCTCGTCGTCGCGACGTTTCACGCAGACCTTTGGATAAACTGAGTAATTTCTTCTGGATCTCCCACACTCCTAAGAAAATCTTTGCCTTCGATAGAAGGCATCGACACTCTTCAGATTCGATACCTGAAGAGAATTTCTATGGGACGTTTTCCCGTTACCGAAAGATAGTTCACAATAAACCCGCCGATTTTTACGGCGTGGATTTTACTGGGAAACCTCTTGGTAGCAATTCTCTAATCGGAAAATTTATCCGATATAGATTAGGAAAACCATCACGAATTGTTAATAAATTCGTTGGCGGGACCTTACCTCTGTCGGACGCTCTACAGCAAACCTGGGACCAAAAGAACCCAGGTCCGCCGTATCGTTCCGGAGGGCCGTTTTTCTCGGCAGAAATGTCTCTACCTCAGTCGCAGAACTCACATTACGTTAATGTATCCAATTTGGGTTACTCGGGCGTCACTTCTGACGAACGCGCTACCTATCAAGGGTACATTATCGATAACGGCTTTTGGGATACCGACACGATAAGTAATTATCGTAGTGGTAAACCTTCTGCCCGAGTTCTGACCGCATACCATACTCTCGCTTGGGATCGTCTCAAGCCCCAGATAGCTAAGGCGAATGTGGGTCAGTTCATTTATGAGCTGAAAGATCTCCCACATATGCTCCGCACGACCTCTGAAGGATTTGCTCACGCTTGGGAACAGGATGCTACTCGCATCCGTGACTCAGTTGGAAGCAAATTCAGCAAGTCTGTAGAGTTCATGCAACCGCGTAACGCGGCTGATCATTTCCTTAACCATCAATTTGGATGGGTCCCTTTCGTTTCAGATCTTCAGTCCATGATTCATGTTTATTTTGAATCTCGAGACTTATTGATCCGGACCGTGAAAGAAAACGGTCGCTGGGTACGAAAGAGGAGAGTATTAGAAACAACGGATACCGACACGTTGGTGAATCATTTTGATACACCTTCCTGTATTCCCGGTCAATCTGATTTCATTGTCAATGGACAAGGTCATCAGAGTGATCAGAATATTATGGATTTTCGTGTCGTTAACGGTTTTAATTCTGGCGGTTCAACAGATATCCGCATCCGTGAAACAAAGACGGTGTGGGCTGTTGGTTCGTTCAGATTTTACCGGCCGGAGTTTGACGACAACCTAATTGGCTTTGAAAGTCAATTGGCTAACATACAGCGTCTTCTGACTCTGTATGGTGCTCGTATCAATCCGACTACGTTGTGGAAAATAACACCATGGACATGGCTCGTCGATTGGTTTGTTCATCTCGGTGATTTTATTCAACACTGGGATGACTTTGTCAACGACGGGATCGTGGCCAAATATCTGTACGTGTGCCAGACTTATAGACGCGACGTTACAAAAACCGTCCAATTCTATTTCAAGTCTGGTACCTTCGCTCATAGTTGGCAAAGATCATTTGTCACCAAACGAAGGGAACCTGCAGATAGTCCTTACGGATTTAACCGACCTTGGAGTTCCATAACTCCAAATCAATGGGCAATTCTCGGGGCTATCGGCCTTGGCCGAACTCCGAATTCCCGCATTAACACCGGGCTATAGCCGGGCTGTCAGTCTGAGCAGCTGATGGTCTTACTCGGTGTTCAACGCTCCATAACATAGGAGGTTGACCATTCTTTCAGATCCACAAACTATCACTGTTTCTGCCGTTGCTCAAGCAATGCCAAAGCTAAGTCAAAACGATATGACCTCGTCATACGCTAAAGACGATAATACGTTTGGCCTTTCAATTCGTCATACGACGCAGCGAAAGGACAAAAAACAACGTATTAAGCATTTGGTTGTTTTTAGCAAACGGGCAGTTGTTCCGGATCCGTTGACAGCCGTCAACGATTTCGAAACTCTGTCTGTCTCTGTGCAGATCGATCGGCCTGAGGCCGGTTTTTCTGCTGCAGATGTTCAGGCAATGGTGACAGGTTTTCAAACCTGGCTCACATCCACTATTGTTGGTAAACTTTACGGTCGAGAGTCGTAAGACCTCTACCAGAAAGGTATTCAAGTGCCAAAGATTCAATCTTTGATCAAAGCCGCCATTGCAATTCAAAGCGGCATTGAAGAACTTGAGAGTCATGGTATCGATGTAAATCGTATTATCGGTATCAGTAACGCTCAGGGCGCTCAAGCGAAAGTTATTCATGGAATACTCTCCGAAGCTATTAGACTCGGAGGGAGCCACGATGCTTTTGAAAGCGCGATGACCTCGTCAAAAACGAAGTCACTTCCACCCAAACCACGTTCTGCTAAAAAGCTGAACAAACAATAGATTAGTGATTACTGTGGCGCATCTAGCGTATTCTGAAAGAATGGCTGGAATTACTACCCCCTAACGGAGGAGTAATGAAAAGCCACATAAGTGACTATCTTGTGTTAGCGCAATGCATCTATGAAGATGCATGCGACAGGTGTGCTACGAAGGCCTCCAGTCGCGACCTATTAACTCTCCGGTCGCGTGTCGAAGAGGAAGGTTTATCGTTTTTGACGATAACTCTCCCTAAATTCGCTCAAGACCTAGAACTTTGTCTTGAGTTAGGATTTATTGACCCAAAGTGTTTCCGGAGTTTCAAGAAACATAAGCGAATCCCTGCTTTTTTGCAAGGTATGCTTGGTCAAGTCTTCGATAAGGAGACAGGAAGGATTAACGACTATGATAAAACAACTCTCCCTCCAAATGATATTGCTAGCCTTATTGATAGCCTACGACAAATTTGTAGTGCTTTCAAAAAGATTAAGCTCCCGTGCACTCCTAAAAGGGTGGAACGGGCCTTGGAGGGCTACGTCGATAATGAGCGTTCCTTTGAGATGTTCTCGCTGTCGGGAGAAGATACCGCTACGTTTAGCAGCGTGTCTTCTATGCTTTGGGATGGTTTCGTATATGGTTTACACCTATGCGATGCAACCCCTCGGCATGGACCCCGAGCAACCGCAGAGGGCTATACAAGTAATGAGAAGTATAGACATCTTCGGTGGCACGATCGTCTCGAGCCTTATTTCCCTCTTGTCGATAATTGTTTTACCAATTCTATTGGTGAAATCAATTTCGAGTCGGAGGAGCTCGAAGCGATCACTATAGTGTCTGCTGGCGACGAACAACCTGTGAAGGTTGTTACGGTACCAAAGACTCTCAAAGCCCCTCGAATCATAGCGGTAGAACCTGCATGTATGCAATTTGCACAGCAGGCTATTAGATCCCTTCTTTATGACGGGATCGAAAGATTTGTTTTAACTTCTGGTCACATTAATTTTCGTGATCAGTCTGTTAATCAAACTCTTGCTAAGATTTCTTCGAACGACGGTCAATTAGCAACGATTGACCTATCTGATGCTAGTGATAGGGTTCCTTATCATCTAGCATTGGAAATGTTTCGTTCCAATCCTGAGTTAAAGGATGCGATCGATGCATGTCGCTCGACGAAAGCGATTCTTCCTAACGGGACTATAATTAGTCCTTTGAGGAAATTCGCTTCTATGGGTAGCGCTCTCTGTTTTCCAATCGAAGCCATGTACTTTTACACAATTTGTGTAATGGCTTCGCTGGAATTTCAGAACCTTCCTGTAAGTCACAGAAACATTTACCTCGTTTCTCGTGACATCTATGTTTACGGTGATGATATAATTATCCCCGTAGACCATGTAGCTTTGACTATCGATTACCTGCATCGGTACAACTGCAAGGTAAATACTAGCAAGACTTTTTATCGCGGAAAATTCCGTGAATCTTGCGGAGCGGACTGTTACGATGGAAACATCGTTACACCGATTTACATTAGATCGGAGCCGCCGAATAGTCGTCGGCAAGTATCTCCTCTTATCTCATGGTGCGATACATCTAACTTGTTTTTTAACAAGGGATATATCCGCACTAGTCAACTCATGTTTTCTCGAGTTGAACGATACTTAGGGCGATTGCCCTCAGTACATGCGAATAGCGGTGTACTTGGCAGAAACCATCATTGGGACTTTAAACCCCGCCGGCGTTACAATCGGCGGACTCAACAACTTGAAATACGTTGTTGGATGTCCCGGGCAGTGTATCGCACAGATCCACTGGATGGGTATGCAGCGCTTACTAAATGTTTACGGAAATTAACCCGACTAAAATACGGGGATCCTTCCGATCATTTGCATTTAGAGCATTCCGCGCGGTTCCACGCCGTAACACTGAAGCGTGGATGGGTCCCGGCTTCCTTAGCCGGGCTAGGGACTAAGTGAGTCCCATAGGGGGCCTATAAGGCTTTCCATATTCATTCTTTACTCTGCCTTTGCCGCACCTCGCTAAAGCGCCGTAAATGGCGTAATCTACCCGACGATAACCTGTTACCTTCGAATCTGTATGGTCTCCTATTATGGATTCCTACAGAGGGGCTGGAAAGGCCCCTATCCTCTTTGAGGACATATAAAGTACAGTTAGTTAAGTAGATCGGGGATGCGGTACTACTAGCTTGCTAGTAGTAGCAGTAAAGGGAAT